GCAGCCTAAAGTTTTCACTAAAGTATGTATTGAGTGTTTTCACATACTCAGTATTATCCGCTGTGGCCGTAAAGGGCCTAGCGAATGAGTAATTGGTCTTTTGATCGACCGCCTTCTCATACTGGTTGTCAACTTTTTTATTATTGGGCAGGTTTTTGATCTCTGTTAGAATCCCGTTCTCACCGATGGCCTCACGCTTTCTCTTAAGAATGTCGTGATTGCCGTCATAATACTGTTTCCCAAGCAGCTGCCACGTTCTAAGTTCTGATTTCTTCCAGGCTTTTATCTCAGCTTCAAGAAACTGCAGCTTAGTCATGCCATTGCCGCTGCCACGCTCTAAGATCGTTCTAATTACATCGTTTATAATCCCCATGTATTCACCTCCTTATCTAAAAACTGTATATTTCACCCATGTGGAATTGTTCCATTGCATAACGGAACGCATCCATCAAGTGGTTGAAATCATCAATCGGAACATTGATATAATTGCCGAGTTTATCCTGCTGCCACGTATAGTTTGTGATCTCAGTTAAGAAGTTCACGCAGCGAGGATGGATATAAATCTTGAAATTTTCAATGTACTGGATCCCGTTTTTAATCGAGTCCTTACCTTTTCGGGCTTTTCTTATCCGCTGGATCCCAAGCTCGCGCAGCTCGTCAATGGACTTAGGCTCTGCACTGTCGGCCGTGATCCTCTCCTTTGAATAACCCAGCTCGGTTATTTTCTGGTGAATCTTACGGTTGGTCATGCCCTTTTGATACATTTCATCAAATACAAAGATCTCCCGGCGCTGTTCATCGACAAGCACACAGGCCAGCGCACTCGGATCGTGGGTATAACCAAAATCCAGACCAAAGGCTGATTTAATACCCGGTCGTTGCCTAACTGCATCTATGTCAAAATCTAGTTCCTCAAAATTCTCAAAGACAAGGCCATCCACAACACCCCATTCACCAAGGCCGGCGACTTTGTAACGTTTGGGGTTGTTTTTCTTCATGCGTTCAAAGACCTGGATATCATCATCATCCAGGAACTCGTTACACATGTAATTGGTTGTCTTAGTGAAAATACTAGGGTCCTGGACATCAAAAAAACGACGCTTTAACCAGTGTCGTTCATTCCAGGGGTTAAATGTAATTGTTAGCTGTTTATAAAGACCTGGCGGCGTAGCGCCACGTATGGACTCGTCGAGCATGTCGAAATGTTCTTCTTTGGTAATCTCATAAGCCTCTTCAATCCAGGCCCAGCAGAGCACGCCCACCTCAACCGTGATTGATGTTATTTTCATCGGATCATCAAAGCCCCTAAAATATATCTTTTGGCCGGTTGGGGTGTAGGTTAATTCTAGGGGGCTTTCCTTTGCCTCCCAGAACGCTTCGACGCCCATTTGTTTAATGGCCCACTTTAATTCCTTGAAACAGGAATCTTTGAGTGTTCTATATGTTTTACGTACTACGAGCAAATTGGCTGCAGAGTGTTCCATCATGCCGCTAATAAAGTCGAGTGCTGTGGTTTTTGATTTTTTCGAGGCTCTGGACCCTTTGCAAACGCGGTAACGGCCTTTAAAATTCCAGTAGTCGCCGTAACCTTTACCGATCATTTCATACATAGATCTAGGTTTACGACGTGACTTATTTTTCTTCCGGCGCCTGCGCTGCTGGCTCCTACTCATCTTCTGGATCCTCTAGCGGTACATCATTAACAAATGTCGGGATCTCATTCTCGTCGGGCTCTGGTGGTTCGCCTTTAAGTTTAGCCAGGTTAAAGTATTTTGTATCTAAGTTGATCTTTTCAATAGCCTTGGCCGTTGCAATGATTTCCTTTTGTACCCGAGTAAGGGCCTCTTCCTGGCGTACTATGAGCTCGTCAACGCGTATAAGTTTCTTTTTCTTCTCGCGCAGTTCCCCCTCTTTGCCTTCTGACTTATCAATTGTCTCGCTTGTGAGCTCCACAAACTTTTTATCTTTATACTTAGAAAGACGCTGCAGCATATCCCTTTCGCGGACATACAAGATCTGCAGCTGCTTAACGAGTACGTTTTTAGGTTTAATGGCCGCACCTTTAAGCATGTTAATCATTTGCACCTGGTCCGCATCCATCGAATCAAATAGGATTTGATCGAACTCACCAGTTAAGACGGCATTATTATTGCCTTTAGGCGCCCCGCCCAGCTTGCCGTGTTCTGTGGCTGCCCTTTCTCTTAACTCCTGCTCTCTGATTTGCAAATCGTTAGCGAGTCGCTGCATCCACTTATCGTCTCTTTTCCAGTTTCGAACCGTTGACGGGCTCATGTTGACGGCCTCGGCAATCTTGTTTGAGGTGATCGTACCATTAGACTCAAGAAAGAGCTGATACGCATATTCTTTTATCATGGCTTTTTCTTCTTTGGTCCCAATCATGCTGCTGCCTCCGTCTTT